CGTAGACGGTCTGGTCGGCGTACTCCTTCATGGCGCTGCGGTACGCGTCAATCTGCGACGAGTCGAAGCCCGCGAACTCCATCGTGCTGCCGAACTTGGCGAGCGCGTCGGACTGCATGATGCCGTCCTCGAAGCGCGCCTTGAACTCGCTGGCCGCGCTCATGGCGAGGTCGGCGATGATGGTGCCGACGGCGACCTTCGCGGCGCTGAACCCGTCGGCGAGCGACTGCGCGCCAGCGGCGCCCGCGTCGCCCATGCCGCTCTGCATCGCCGAGCTCGCGCCGTCGGCGAACGACGCGCCCGCGGACTTGCCAGCGCCGCTCATGCCCTTGGAGACCTCGTTGGCCACGGCCTTGGACTCCAGCTTCGGGTAGATGGAGAGGAACGCGGACGCGATTTCTCCTGCCATTCTCACTCACCCCCTTGGGGTCTCTTGTTCGCCAGCACGGCATCGACCATCGCGCGGTTGGCGAGCGATCGCTGCACCTTCCGCTCGAGCTGGGCGCGGCTGGCTGGGGTCTCTATCGGCTTGGGGTAGTTGCGCCGCTTCGCAGCGTCCTCGGTCTGCTGCCATGCCAGCACGCGCAGGGTGTGCTCCATCTGCGCGAGCAGGTACGTGTCGCTCCCCCATTCGTCGGGGGTGCCGCGCCATATCCGCGCCCCTGGTGGCAGCTGCGCGGCGAGGCAGGCGGCATGGGCGTAGCTGTACTCCGCGCCCATGCCGTCGAGGTTGAGTCCGTAGGTCTGCTGGAAGTCGGCGCGAAGCTCGCGCGGCCTGTCGCGCATGAGCTGCGCGAGCTGGACTAGTTTTTTGCGTCCTCACCCGCCGCGTCGATTGCGGCCTTGAGCAGCTCGCCCATCTTGTCGACCTTGCCGCCGATGGCGCGCGCGTACTCCCTGTCCTTGCCGCAGAAGATGGCGCGGAAGCAGCGAATCATGGCCTTGGGGTCCTCGTCCGCCGTGAGCACGTCGGCGACGAACTCGTAGTCGGTCAGAACCTCGTCGTCGCACTCGAACTGCTTGTCCTCGAACTCGAACGTAATCAACTAGGCCACCGCCTCGATATAGTCGTAGACGCTGACGCCCGTGGAGTCGATGTTGCAGGTGATGGTCACCTGGCGTCCGGCTCCCTCGCCAGCGGCCACGCTGAGCTCGCCCACCTCGGTCACCTGCCCGGCGGGGACGACCTGACGCCACTGGCGGCCGTCGCGGAGAACCAACTCGAGCACGTAGATGCGTTTGGGGCTGTTGTGGGTGCCGTGCTTGACGGCGAGGTTGCCGCTGGAGTCGGTGGTCACCATGTCCTGACCGTAGATCTCCTTGAGCGGGGCCTCGGCGACCTCGAGCAGGGTGGCCGTGATGGTCTCGGTGCGGCTGGACGTGGCGGTGTAGACCACGTCGCCGTTGAGGTCGTTGAGGGTGGTCGCGTCGGTCTCGATGGTCTCGGACACGCCATCGTCGGAGATGTAGCCGAGGCACACGAAGTCGGCGGGCAGCGCCGTCGAGAAGTCGGTCGGCGCGGTCGCGGTGGACGGTGCGGAATAGAAGTAGCCGCCGCTCACGCCCTTGGTGGTGGAGACGTTGGCCACGTTGTTGCTGCCAGTAGGCATGTTTGCTCCTTAAAAAGAAAGGCCCCCGCATGACGCGAGGGCCAGTTACGTTGCTTGCCGTCGTGGTGGCTAGATACCGTTGAGCGCGCGCATGAGCGCGTCGACCTGCCTCTTGTGGAGTCCCGCGTTGGGCCGTCCCGTGCGCGGGTCGACGTTGTTCGCGCCCACCCATCCGTGCGCGGACACGGGGCCGACGTCCACGCCGCACCCGAAGTGAAGGCCGCTCACGGCCTCCGCGCGCAACTTGGCGCGCGCGGACTCGGCGGCGAGCAGCTGGCGGATGCCAGCGCTCTTCATGATGCGGCGGTACTCGGCGGGGTTGTGCACGATCCTGATGCCCTTGGCCATGCGCTCACCCCACGGGGCACCACGGCTCGACGTAGGCCACGTGTGCGCCCACGCCCAGCGCGTCGTAGTGGCGCTTCTCCATGCGCAGCTTGCCCACGGGGTTGCCCCACGTCCACGTGTTGGAGTACGTGCTGATGCTCTGGAGCGTCTGCGGCGAGGGGCCGAACTCCTCGGCGGTCGGCGACGCGAGCGCCGTCTCCACCATGTCGCAGACCACGAAGCGCGCCGCGTCCTCGTCAATCGACTCGGCGTAGCGGCACGCCATGGTCACCATGAGCGACGCGCGCTCGATGAGCTTGCGCGCCATCTCCGCGTCGAGCACTGTGCACGCGAGGTCGGAGACTTCGGCATAGGTCTCGAACTCCATGCTACGCCTCCTTCTTCGCCGCCCTCTTGCGCGGTGCGCGCCTGGGCTTGTCCTCGATGGGGACTAGCGCGGGGTTCTTGAGCATCTGCTGCGCCACGAACTCGGTGGACGGCTCCAGCGTCGCGCCGGTATTGATGTCGCGGAACTTCATGTCAGCTCCTAGTACTTGAAGATGAGGTCGGGGGTGACTGCGGTGGTGCCGTAGCTGTAGAAGATGCCGAAGCCGATGGCGTTGGAGAACTGGATGCGCTCTGCGGGGGCGATGGTCGGCAGGACGGGCTGCGCGATTGCGCCCTCGGCGAAGATGACCGCGTTGGTGTTGGCGGGCAGGTACACGGAGCTGAACACCTTCACGCCGTGGAGGGTGGCGAAGGACTCGGTGCTGGCATCGTGGGAGATGGCATCGAAGTAGGTGCGGAGCTTGCCGTAGGTGGCGGGGGTGCAGACCATGACCATCATGTCGCGCTCGATGCCGTCCACGAATTTGTTCTGGACGGTCTCGAGGGACTGGATGAGACCCTCGGCGATCTCAACGTCGGTAGCGCCCTGCGCGGGAGTGTAGGCGGTACCAGCGGTGACGGCAGCGGCGAAGAACGCGCGCTCCAGCTCGCGAACCATGGACTTCTGGGCAGACGCGGCCTCGCGCTGAATGAGGTCGTCCACGCCGTAGAGGGTCACGTCCTTCTGCTCGACCTCGACCACGATCTCCTTGTCGACGTTGACGGGGACGGTGACGGGCGAAGCCTTGACTGCCTGACCAGCGCCGCCAGTGCGGGCGGTGCCGTAGGAGTTGGATGTCTTGTTCTCGAAGCGCTTGGCCTCGTAGGTGCCAGCGCCGGGGGTGCCGGAGAGGGCGGTGTTCTTGAATCGCTGGGAGATGCACTCCTTCTGGACGTTCTCGATTACCGCGCCGTACTGCTCGGCGAGGTAGTCATTGCCAGTGGTGGAAAGCAGGATGTTGAGCGATGCGATGCGAGCCATGACGGCTCCTTTCTGCTAGAAGATGATGGGAATCTCGCGCTTCTGTGGCGCGGGGTGTGCGCCGCCCTGGTCGTGAGGGTCGGCCTTGTAGCCGGGCACTGCCGCGAACTTGGCCTTGAGCAGGTCTGCGTGGGCCCTGATCTCGTCTTCGGTCGAGCCGCGCATCGCGGCAAGCAGCTCGGCATCGACGCCTGAGTCCTTGGCGACCTGCGCGATTAGGGCCTGACGCGCCTGCTCCGCCTTGATTCCGTCCAGCTCGGCCTTGAGCGCCTCGGCGCGCTCCACGGCCTTCTGCAGCTCGGACTTGTTGGCTTCCTCGGCTTCGTCGTACTTCGCCGCCTTGGCCTTGAGCGCGTCGTAGTCCGCGTACCTCTCGCGGTCGCGCTTCAGGCGCTCCTTGACGATGCTGTCAAGCTCGGCCTGAGTGAAGGTGCGCTCGGTCTTGGTCTCGGCGTTCTCCGCAGGTGCGCCCTGCGTAGCGTTGTCGTTCTCGTTGGGCATGCTTGCCCCCTTCCCCGCCTTTGGCGGTCGTCATTCCCGCGATAGGCTCGCGTGGCCATGAAAAGGGCCACCTAGTCGGTAGCCGATTCATCGGTTTGGTGCGCCAGCGCGTACAGCTCGCGCCGCCTCGCGTTGCGCTGGTCGGCGAACTCCTTGGTGTAGTCCGCGCGACGCATGGCGTTTATCTGGCCCTTGGAGCCGTGACCGTCCGCGGCCTCGTACTCCTCCAGCAGCGCGTCGGGGTCGTAGCCCTCGATGTCCAGCGTCTCGCCGGGCTTGCTCACGGCGAACTGGCAGTCGCAGTTGTCGTGGATGTGCTCGGCGTGGTCGCCAGCCATGACGCGCCTTGACGCCACCTGCCATCCCTGAGAGCCGAGCGCGCGGCAGAACGCGCAGCTGTCGCCGATGCAGACCCACGCCCACTGCGCATGGTCGCGCTGCGCCGCGGCCCTCATTGAGCGGATGCCAGCGCGCTTCACGTGGCCCGAGAGCGCGGAGCCTGACAGCCCCCTCGCGGTCTCGGCGCTCGTCGCGCGGCGCACCGCATCGGCCACGTCGGTGGCCACGTGCTCCGCGTTCGGCGCGAGCACTGGCGCTTGCGGCACGTGCGCGCCCTGCGCGGCCATCACGCCGTCGTACAGCCCCGCGGAGAGCGTCGCGTCCGCGGTGCCGTAGCGCTCGGCCAGCTCGACGGCCTTGAGCTGGAGCATCCGCATCGCGCGCGGCTCGTCGGAGTCCCACGGCAGCGAGTCGAAGTAGTCCTCCAGCTCGCGCTTGGCCGCGTCCTGCAGCGCCCTGTGGGCTTGCTGGTAGCGCCGCCACGCGCGGCTAGATACCCGCATCGCCCAGCACCTCGTCCAGCACGCCAGCGCCCATCTGGCGGCGCTTGTGCGCGTTGATGCGCGCGATGTTGGACTGCTCCTGCCCGAACATCTCGTAGAACACGTCGCTTCCCGCGAAGCCCTCGTCCGCCGCTGCGATCTTCGTCGCCGCGTCGGCCTGCGACACGACGGACGGCGTGGCCGCATCCTTGAAGTGCGCCATGACAGAGAGGTCGTCGTCGGAGAGGTCGGCGATTGCGCAGTTGTTGGCGATGGCCATGCACATGAGCGCGACGTTGCGCAGGCCGCGCTTGTTAGGCAGGTTCAAGTCCTGCTCGACCGCGATGACCAGCGACTCCTTGGTGGCATAGATGGCACCCTCGCTGGTCGGGTTGTCGTAGGTCACGCCCAGCTCGCTCATGGGGACGTTCGACTCCATGGAGAACTCGCTGGCGAGCTGTCGCATGTAGGACAGGTGCGGCTCGAAGCTCGGCATGGTGAACTGCCCGAGCTGCGGGGACACGCCCGTGGCTTGGTCTTGCGTGAGAACGAGCATGCCGCCCATGAGCGCGCGGAGCTTGTTGGCCGCGAGCGCCTGCGCCTGCTCGTCGGTCGCGTCGATGAGCCAGCGCTGGACGGAGCTGAACAGCTCGGCCTGCGCCTCGGTGCGCAGCTGCTCGCGCAGGGCCTTCTTGGTGGTCTTGCGCACGTTCTTCGTGATCACGGAGCGTCCGAACGGTCGGGCGTTGGACGGCGCGTGGCACATCGGCTCCATGAGCGGACGCCCGGCGCGGTTCGGCATGCGCTCGTCCACCTTCCAGCCGCTGCCCTCGCGGACGATGCGGACGGTGGATTCGCGCTTGTAGTAGTTGATGATGTCGGGGGTCGGCTCGCCGAGCGGGCCGTCCTCGGCGAAGCTCACGATTGCCATGCCAGCCTTGACGGCGTTGTGGCGGTAGTCCCAGAGCGCGGTGGCGTTGACGGCGCTGTGGAAGTTGACCACGGCCAGCGGCTCTCCCTTGTCGCCCTTGGAGACGGTGGCGAAGATGCAGCCGTGCACCAGCTCGTCTATGACGGAGCGCTGGTACTTGTCTATCAGCTCGTTGTCGCGCACGATCTGCTCGAGCAGCGCGGGAACCTCGCCAGCGCTCGACACGAAGCCGTCGAACACGGAGCGCTGCTTGCGCGCCGTGACGGCCTTCTCGGGCCATGCGCAGGACAGGTCGAACTGCGAAGCCATCGCGTCCGTGAGCGAGATGCCCAGGTTCGGCGCGCCCACCTCGCCGAGGTAGTACTGCATCTTCTCGGCGTTCTTGATTAGATGGCGCTCGCGCCTTGCGAGCATGGCCCTGACCTCCGCGCGTTCGTCCAGCGCCAGCCCGTCGGCCTTGGCCACGCCGTCAATGTCGAACATTTGACCTCCCTAGAAGTAGATGCCGCCCTTGACGGCAGGGTTGCGCTTGGACGTTGACACGCCCCAGAGCGCCAGCGAGCACGCGTCTATCGGCAGCGGGTCGGCACCGCCGAAGCCCCAGCCGCCGCCGTTGCCTATGGGCCGCCTGACGACGCTGGTCGCGGACTCGCGCAGCTGCTCCTGCGGTCGGTACCACGAGAGCGTGCCCTCGCCCACCGCGTCGCAGAGCATGGACGCAGCCGCCACCACGTCCGCCGCCCTCGGCGTGACCACGTAGCCGCGCGGCGCGCTCGCCATGCGCTCCACGAGCGCCTGCTGGCCGCTGCGGCCGTCTATCACGGCGCAGCTGCCCACCGTTGTGCGCTTGCACAGCCAGTCGGCGAGCCACGCGGTGCCGCGGGCCATGGGCTTGCGCTCCAGCAGCTCGACGTGCGTCACGTCCCCGTGGCGCTCCGCGACCGCCAGGGCGACCTCCGAGCCGTCGGGGGCGAACTTCACGCCGTAGGCGGTGCGCTCGGGCTCGGGCGGCTCGTCGGTTGCCAGCGCGTCCCACGCGTCCGCGGCGATGAGCGTCTGCGGCCTGCCAGCGGTCGGAGACCACCAGCCCAGCCGCTCGCGCGCGAAGCCGTCGCGGCTCATGGTGTCGTGCTCGTCGCGCACGGTGTCCTCGCTCATGCGCCGCCCCATGGCGGGATTGCACGCATACCAGAGGTCAACGCTGTCAACGTCCACATCGTCCAGCGTCTCGCCCTGCGCGCCCCACTCCAGCCACCAGACGCTCGACTCGCCGTCGTGCGCGCGGTCGTGGAGCGTGCGGAACACGGTCCCCTGGCACTCTGGCCCGGGGACGGTGCCGACGTAGATCTTCTGGGGGTCGCCCTCGCCGTCCTCTATCTCGCCGCCAGCTGAGACGGTCGGCAGGATGGCGTCCTGCTGCGCGTTGGTCAGCTCCTGCGCCTCGTCAAAGACGATGATCTGGTACGTGCCGCCACGACCGCCGCTGTTCGTGCGCGTCTGGAACTCGATGCACGCGCCGTTGCGGAAGTAGATGCCCTCGTAGCCGCCAGCCTTGTAGACGTAATCCAGCTCGTCCTTGAAGTCGGCGTGCGCCTCGATGAAGTCGCACATCTCCTTGAACATCTTGCGAACGGTGCGCCCGTGGTGCGCGGTGTAGAGCACGCTCTTGCCCTCGACCGCCGCCATCCATATGGCATAGTCGCGCAGGGCGAAGCTCTTGCCGTTCTGGCGCGGCTTGGTGATGCACAGCGTCTTGGCGGCGAAGCCTCCATGGGCGTCACGCGCGAAGAACAGCTGCATCTCGTACTTCTGCGAGCCGTAGTAGCGCCGCCCGTACGCCTCGAACATCTCGACGGCATCGGGGCCGCGCGTGTCGGCGTACTCGCCGATGCGCTGGAAGGTCGGCCTTTGTCCGCCCAGCCTATGAGGCATTGCGCTTTGCCCTCGCGAGCGGGGAGTCGGCCTTCTGCTTGGGCAGCCCGTCCAGCTTCTCTTGGATGGCTATGATCTGCTTGACGATGCCGGGCTTGGTGTACGGCTCGCAGCCGTTGGCCAGCGTGGCCACCAAGTCCTCGAGGATGCCCTGGTACAGGTCGCGCTGGTTGCCGCTCTTGGCGGCGCTTATGAGGTCAGCCACGTTCTGCCCTCCCGTTTGAACCGTGGAACGGATTTTTTTCGCGTCTGTCTAAATCGGCGCTA